ACGATGGGTACTCCGTTTGGTGTAATGAAAAGATCAAAAAAGCGTTTAGTTTTGGGAACGGCACGGAAAAAGATTTTAAAAGATATTGCAAAGACAACAAATGTAAGATTATAAGCGAAAACGAATTTTATTCTTTGCCGTTGAATGAACAAAAAACACATATTCAATTCATTCGGGAACAATTAAGCCGTTACGAAATACGCTAAAGAACAATTACAGGAAGTAATAGCTAATATAAATAAGATAGTAGAAAATCGTATAGGAAGTTTTGCCCTACGTTTGACGAAGAAACAGCAAACTATGTTAGGGAAATACTGGAATTATACCTAAAAACGTGGGTGTTGCCAAAACTTGATGAAGTGTTAAATGAATTAGTATTATGAAAAAACAGAATATACAAAAAGAATTATATCCTATCCTTGAAAACGAAAGTATTAAGATAGGAACGTTTAAAGCTAGTAGAAGCATTGACACATTGAATATTATAAAGGAAAATATCAAGTTTTGGAAAAGCTATGACGGGCACAAGTTACCCGAAAAACAGGTTAAACGAGCGTATTATAACGGTACCAGGACGCAAAATATAATCAAAATGTACAGAAGTACGCCCGAATTGATTAAGTTTGTAAGAGAGCACGCAAACGACTACAATACGTTAAATCGAAAGGACGTACCTAGCTGCATAACTATTGATCGTAGGCGGAGTGAACGTTATTTTTCCGTATATATCGAAAAGTTTGGGAACGTGCGTTTTGATGAAGTGTTAAGAGTTTTCCCTTTGCTTCCTAAATCATATTTGAACGAATAATGAAAGTGATTAGAGTAATAAGAAGAATACTAACCGACTCGGATATTATAGACCTGTACGGCCTGTATTGTGAGTTTTACAAAAATATACAATAATTTAGATAGCATTTTGCGCAATTTGTTAGTTGCTGGAAACATTGTAACCGTATCATATGAACAAATGAGAGAGATACGCAAAGAACTGGGCCGCTTTGATTATCCTGTCATTTAGGGAATTAAGATAAATAGGATTGCCCGGTATGGAGAACAACGAACAGAGCGATAATGAAAGAAACGGCACCATACGCGGATATTTTGCTTTTAAATCAAAAGGAGAATGACAAACGAATACGGTATTCATTGATCATGTATTTAAATAACCAACTATCCCGGCGTGGAGAACAACAAGCGGATCGCCACCGCCGCCGGGAACTATTTATTAACTTAAAAATAAAAAGACATGGAAAGTACATTCAAGTTGTTAGCTACTGACAGACAGGCGCAAATACTATTCAACAACTATTGCGTTAAACTGATGGAGTTCAAAGGGGATAAAGAAAGTTATCCAGAAATGAATATAAATAATGAAATAATTTACCCGTGGCGTGTTACATTACGGCATAAAGAAGAATTAGGCAAACTTCGTGGGGTGTATTCATTTGAAAAACTTGTAAGTATTATTTAATTAAAGGGAGGGACGAACTATGTTTTTTTTTGATGGATATCGTGTGGCTCGTAGTGGACTGTATGAAGGAAATGACTGGAAATAACGGTTTTTAAGCCGAATTATCTGCCAAAGGTTCAACGCTTTGCAAGTGGTGCAAATTCCACGGGCGGAGCAAATTACTAACTTAAAACGAAACAATATGGGAACGATCAAGCAAATAAGTATTAAGCAAATTGTTTGCTCTAACATTATAGCAGCCGAAAAAGTTGCCGGGGATGTGTGTCAAGGTCTTGCCATCAAGCTGGCGAAAGAATTTATATATCATAACCGTGATATGGATGCAAACGAGATCTCGTACATCAGCCGACAATGCGAAATTGCGCTTCAAAATACATTCGAATTAGGTCTTACGGAAGCCAAGAACAAGGAAATGAATAATATAATAGCGAATTTAAAATAAATGGGAACGAACAATAAACAATCCATCCTGGAAGGACGTAAATGGGATGTGATAGAGAGTGTTGACGGATATTTTTCCGGGGAAAAGAACGGAGTTATCATACAAGGAACGACAATGAGTGATCTGTATGAAAAATGTAAATCTTTTGATATAGCTTCGGTTATGGAGAAGATTAAGACGGGTGTAGATCTGAACGAATGGGAAAAACACTTAATAAAAGTTAATAAAAAGTTGTTGGCAAACCAATAAACTATATCTTTGCCGTATGAGAAAAAAATACGTTGCATATTATAAAGGCTGTACAATAGAGGTCACAGGAGAAAAAGACTTCATGTACCGGATAATAAAAGGTGAACGGATGGATCTCTTCGTTGATATGTTTTATAAGTCCACATCTGATGCGCTAAAGGGTGCAATGAGGTGGGTGGACAATAATGTTAGAAAGGAGTGAATTTATGCTTTTTGGAATTGTTTTTGCTATGTTAATGAAGGCTATATGTGGAAATATGTTGGACGATTGATCAACTACCCATTAGGCTAAAAGCCTAGGTTGATTAGACTAATCACGTTAGGAGAGAATATATAGTTACCAAGGGGTGTTTGCTCAAGCCCCTTGCTCTAAGGTCAGTGATTAAACAATTCTGTGGGGTAGGAATGGCTCCTTTGATATTAGGAAATTGGACGGTACAAAAGTGAATAAAGGTTCTATCAATTGCAAGTATTTGCGGTTGGTAGATAAAAGAAAAAGTATATTAATTGAAAAGAGAATGCAAGTAAATTTATGAAAACACTGGTTTTTGATGTGATGCTTGACGGGCGGTTTATACATACGTTCAGATATCAGTATTGCCCATTGTTCCCGATAGACGAACAGGAACTGGAGAAGTTTGTTACCGACAGGCTTCCTACATTGAAAGGAAAGGATTTTAAAATAGTATTTTGATTATGAAACAGACAGTAGAAGAAGCAGCATACGATTATGCTACTAATAAAACGAAGTTCAGAAAAGACGTTCTGAAAGAAGTTGACGCGGATACCTACGTTTCACGTCATGCTGATAGTATGGACGATTTTCAATGTGGTGCCGAATGGCAGTCAAAGCAACCACCTTGGATAAGTGTTAAGGAACGGTTGCCGGAAGAAGGACAAAAAGTTTTCGTTTTGACAATGTGTTGTGGTGTTTCACGCATTCTAATTGAAAGGTTTTATAAAACAAATGCTTTTGATAAAGATAATAGATGGATTTTTGGAAATAGTATCGTGTTGGCATGGTTTCCTATTCCGTCTTTCGATGATATACTCGAAGCCAACAGGGATGTACTAGAACGGATTAAAGAGAAAGGAGATTGAGATATGGAAATACATGGTAGTAAATCAAGGAAAACATCAGTAAGATTAAAATTTGTTCAGTCAGCAAATAATTTAGGTAAGGGAAGAATATACTTTCAGATTATCAGAAATAGGTGGGTAAGACAATTCAACCCTGAAATTAAGATACCAAACTCACTATGGCTTGGAAATGAAGAAAATCCATATACTTCTGATGAAGATGTGAACAAAGAAATAGATTGGTTTTTCTCCCAAATTGAGAAATGTATCAATATATTGGAATATACAAAACCTGAATACACGGCTGATGATGTTGTAAAATGTATATCTGACATAAGTCAATCTTTGGTTGATTACATTATGAAGATTAGCGACAGACTAAGCCTTTCAGGTAGAAAAACTAGTTCAAAACATTATTCGTCCTTATGTAAACGAATAACAGAGTTTATTGGGAATAGTCGTGTTTCATTACAAGATATTGACTGTGATTTTGTAGAGTCGTTTGAATCATTCTTATTGTCAAGAAAAATGAAAAGAAATTCAAGTAGTTTCTATTTGCGTATGTTAAGAAGCGTTTGGCATAAAGCGATGGATTCAGGGTTAGTAACGCCAACACTAATCAATCCGTTCAAACACGTTTATACAGGCGTTGATGTTACTGAAAAGAGAGCTATATCAATAGACGACATAAATAAAATAAACCGCCTAAACCTGAAAGCGCATCCGAATCTTGATTTTGCGAGGGATATGTTTATGTTCAGTTTATATACACGTGGAATGAACTTTGCAGATATGTATTCCTTAAAAAAAGACAATATTCAAAATGACGTGATAACATACAAAAGAAGAAAAACAGGGAAAATCCTACATATTAAAATGGAGAAAAAAATAAAAAAGATTATTGACAAGTATTTAAGGCCTGATTCCGATTATGTGTTCTATATTTCTACAAGTAGGAATATAGAATATAAGAGCATTGCCAATAAACTTTCAAATGTAAATGCGAACTTAAAGAAAATAGCTGAATACGCAGGTATTAAAAGCAATTTGACAATGTATGTGGCGCGCCACAGTTGGGCCACAATTGCCCAAAATGATGCGAATGTCCCACTTTCCGTAATCAGTAAGAGCATGGGGCATAGCGATGAAAAGGTAACACGGATTTATCTTTCGTCATTTGGGAATAAGTTAATAGACGATGCGAACAGAAATGTAATTAGATTATTGAAATAAGTATAGGAAGTATATGACAAAGTATTATGTTTGGGTGTAACTTCTAATGAATGAACGGTATGGAAGTAAAAAACGGAATAATAATAGATGGGGTGCTGCATGAATCATCAGAAGGATTTTGTAATGAGTGTTCCTTATGCCAGGAATGCTCTAATCTTTTAGACGATAACTATTGTGCCTTACTCGATTTGGGAATAGGTCAGTGCTTTGTTAATCGTGGTAAGGTAACAGAGATTAAAACGAAGGAGGAAAAGAAATGAAACAGGTATTGTCATTCGAGCAAATGAAACATTTGAAGGATCTTGGAGTAAATACAAGTGATGCAAGTATGGTATTAATTGCCACCGATGATGATGGTTGCACGTTATTATGGGAAGATGCTGAAAAAGCAATTAAACACCATTTGTACGATGTCTATTTCAATCTATATTATGTTGAAAGCAGTAGTTATGATCATTCCTTTAAAAAAGAGTGTGGAGTTTTTACCTTGCAGGATATTCTCGATAAGCTGCCTTGCTTCATCGGCAATCAAGTGCTTACCATCCAAAAACTTGCAGATAGCTATACATGCTTGTATATGGAACCTTATTCTAGGTCAATAATAAAGATTACAGAGAGTAAAGAACTCATTAATGCAGCTTATGAAATGCTGTGCTGGTGCATCGAAAACGGATATGTTAAAGTTGGGAAGGAGGAATAATTATGGGATTTAC